TGAAAACGCTATTGAAAATCTATCCATCGACGATGTTCCACCTACAACATCTAGGAGTGTGATTAGTAATCTGTTCATGCGGAGACCTAAATCAGAATTTAGAGTTACCCCACATAAGCATGGACCGATTAGGCGTTTCGTTCGCAAACTACACTACGAATTTATCAAGAACAGCGTTCGCGACGTATCCAAGGCCATCGAGAAAAGAATAGTCCGCGCAGGAGATCTAAGGAGAGTTATTGATCACAAGATCAAAGACATCCCAGTATTGCGGTCCTCCAAATTCCACACGCACCCGGTGTGTGCTGGAGAAAGAACTGGAGTGACCCTATTCTTACAACAACTCGCTCGAGACTCGGCATACGAACCCTACACTGTTAGTATGAGTCAATCAGATCAGTATAATGAAGAGGAAGGCAGCCGCTATTTCTTCTGGGCCAAAGATCTGGCTCAAAGCATGAGAGATGACCCTGTTAGACACAACAGTTGCTTGATATTCGTAGATGTAGACTACCACGTCGACATGAACAAGTATTTAAAGATGTTTAAGCCGATTTTAATATATACACTTGTACCGACTTCAGCAGGATACCGTGATGAAGAATGTGAATACAGTTTCTCTGGAAACAAAGTTCACTACGTAGTATCAGGAGGAGGAGAATACAGTCATGAAATTTGGGACTACAAGGGTGATGTTGTCACTGTCGTAGATAAGTATAAGAATTTGCTCTGTTATCACGTCACACAACATGTACTAGAAGGCTCACCTAATCGCCGAGTCATCAGTATTCTACCCTATGCTAGTGTTCCTTACCCGTACTATCAAAATATTAAGCAAGCACCATTGACGAGAAAAGTTTACAACGAAGACGGAGTGACTTTTGTTGATAGTACGTTAGACGACAGTATATCCTTAGCATTGGAAGGATGCGCTGAATCAGTACGATTGCGTCGCAAGCTTTATGAAGCGATAAAGATCAGAATGGAATCAAGTTTGGTTTCCCCAAAGCCAGGAGACGTAGAGTTTATGCTTTACAAGACTGCGGGTGATAAATCAGACGTATCCATCGACGCCTGTTTAGTGTATAAGATTATGGCTCGCAACTTCAAGCCAAGAACAAATGTTGTTGCGACTACATCCATAGCGACCACCTTCCAGCCGGTTGGTCCGCTTGTACATGAAGAGTTTAAACCACCTTGTCAGGTCATAACAACCCCCTTGGTCACTCAACCCGCCTTATTCCCCGCACAAACTTACAATTCAGAAGTTGCATCAGCGCAGGGACGTGTTGAGACAATTGCAAATGATACTAGAATGCCGCTAGTGATGAAAACATACGCTAAAGAATTCATCAAAACGTTGGTTCCAGATCATTTAGAACACAAGGGAAGACCAGTGACGATTGACG